TGGTTGCAAATACTGTAATTTAATTGGAGCATAAATGTTAAATTTAGGACCAGCATCAGAAGACGCTGTTAAGAAACTAAAGGAACAAAACATTGAGATGTGGCCTGAGCAATCTCGCCAACCTTTAATGCCTGGAGATATCTCTGTTCTTGATAGTGAAGCCTTAAGTGAACTATTTACTAAATTAACTGCTTGGTCAAACTTTGTAGCAGGACAACTAGCCGCAGCAGAAGTTGACGAAAAGTATTTAGAAAAAAGAAAAAACACTTTAGAAGCCAAATTATTGTTAGCAAAAGATGGCGATAAAGTGAAGGGAGAAAGAATAACCCTTATTAAAGCACAAGTAAATGCGGACCCAATGATTGTTGAACTAGACGAACAGTTGATGAAAAATTATGCATATCGTAAGATGGTAGAAGTTATTGCAAATAATTTTGAACGAGATGTTGCCTTAGTCTCACGAGAAATTACTCGCAGAACAAACGATATTCGTGCTATGAGAAAGGATAGGTATTCAATATGAGATGTTTTGAAAAAATTAGGTATATTAATCGCAAAGAAGCAAAGCGTGCTAGAAATATTAGAGCAATGGCAATGGGAATGCATTTGTATGTGTATAAATGTCCTGAATGTACTTTCTTTCATTTAACTAAATACAGAATTGGAAATTACTAATGATTATTGGATTATCAGGGTACGCTAAAGTTGGCAAAGATGAAGTTGCACAGATACTAGTTAAGAAATACGGTTTTAAACGTATAGCCTTTGCAGACCCTATTCGTGAATTGTTACTAGAGATAAATCCAATTCTTGCAAACGGTTATCATCTTAAAACAATAATTAATGAAGAAGGATGGACATTAGCCAAAAATAAAGAAGAAGTTCGTCGTCTTTTACAAGAACTAGGTGTAGGTGCTCGTCAAGTTTTGGGTGATGATGTTTGGGTTGTTGCTGCTTTAAGAAAGATGGAAAACTTTAAAGAAAATTATGTTATTACAGATGTACGTTTTGAAAACGAAGCAGTAATGGTAAGACAACTAGGTGGGGAAATTTGGCGTATTCAACGTCCAGGAATTCAAGCAGTTAATAATCACGTTTCTGAATTAGAGATGGACGGTTACAAGTTTGACCGAGTATTACGTAATGAGGGCACATTAGAAGAGTTAGAGTCACTAATTCAAACAAGAATGGATGCCCCATTACATGCCAACTAAACTTTTTGAAGGCAAACCAATAAAGAAAGATTCTTTAGTAAGCATTGGTATTGACCAATCTTTGACAGGATTTGCCCTTACAGTTATGAGCGTAAAATTGCCCGATGAATATTTGACGTGGGTATATAAATCTCCTTATTTCGGTATTGAGAGACTGTCAGATATACGACAGTGGTTAACAGATAACTTGTATTACGCAGAAGAACATTGGTCTGTCAAAGACATTGCCATGGAAGGAACAGTACTAGCCAGCCAATCAGCATTGGTGCTTGGAGAACTATCCGCCGTTGTTCAACTTTCGGTGTTTGATTTCTTCGAAGAAGGCGATGCTCGCCGTTTTATATTAAAAGTTCCACCAATGACCTTAAAGAAGTATGCAGCAGGCAAAGGAAATGCCAAGAAACAAGAGATGTTGTTACAGATGTACAAGAGATGGGGAGTTGAGTTTAACGACGATAATGCTGCTGACTCCTATGCCCTAGCCAGACTAGTGTCAGGTAACGCAATTGGCACAATTGAAAAGTCAATTGTTGAGCAAATGTCAGACCCTAAATACAGAGACCAACCACGACTTTAGCCCTACCCTTTGGTGAGGAGCGGCACACTAATTCGAACCAAAGGACTAACACACGTGGAAAAACCTGAAGTACTATCTCAAGAAGAGCCGTTCTTGCGTGTAAGCGCAAGTTCCAATCCTCAAAGCGTTGCCTCCGCAATCGCCCACGCAATCTATGACAAAGGTGAAGTAAAACTTCGCGCTGTAGGTGCTGGAGCCGTTAATCAGGCAGTCAAAGCAATGGCAATTGCCAGTGGTTACGTAGCCCCAAGGGGTATGCGTCTCTACAACGTCCCTGGATTTACAACTATTGAATCCAGAGATGGCGAAATCTCAGCCATTGTATTTAGCATTAACAAGTTCTAAATCAGCCGTATCCTTGTACCAGAGTTAAGGAGTCAGTTATGGCAAAATGGACATCACTAGGTCACGCAATGCGTCGTCGCATGGGTGCACCTTCATCACACCTAGAAGCGGCAGGAAAAAACATGAGCAAAGACCATTTAACACCAGAAGAAGTTATTGCTTCTGCTGAACACGCAAACAGCCCACGCCGTTATGTTGGCATGGACCAAACACAATTTAGCAATGTAAGTGGTACTCCAGTTGCTGGAACACAAATGCCACGTAAGAACACTCAAGCAGCAGATTCAACAATTGCTGATAAAGCAAATCGTTCAAATGTTTCTGCAGGTGGTGCAGTTGCATCAGAGCGCATGGGTGCACGTTACGCAACATCAGTAAAGTTTCCAGCAGGAACAGAACCAGCAGCAGGCCCAACAATGGCAAACGCTCGCGTTGTTCCATCTGTTGCAGGTAAGAACCGCCCAAACTTTGAAGACGGCGTTCACAGCAACTATTAATATGGGTTACGGAACTCTATCTCTTAATCAGTTCGGTGGTGAATCAGAAACCCCTGTTTCATCACCAACTGTTGAGCACCCTGATTACGAAAAACCATTATCTTTAAGTAGTCAAACACGTGGCAGTAATGCTGCAGGCTCAGTATTTAAAAGTGAAGATATTGCAAACCGTCCAGGACACATTGCTGGATATAACAAACAAAACCGTGGCACTGCTTACTCATGGGATTCAGAGTCCCCAATAGAAGCACCTAAGTCCGATAAAGGCGCAAACGTTTAGTCTACGTCAGCAAGGCCATGAAGTTGGCGATGCTCAGCCTCTTGGCTATCTACTAAAGTTCCATCAGTAGTTGGTTCCGTGACAATTTGGTCGCAAATGTCACAACGAACCGCCCAAGTAATAGGTTCAAAATCAACCGCAACAATATCTACAGACATATTAGGCTCCTTTATACAGACAGTTATTAGTCTACAAGGGAAAATATAAACATGCAAAAGAAGACTGAAAGCCTCTCATGGGTTAAGAAATCACGTCCAGAGTACACCAAGGAAGAAGTCCGTACCCTTGCTAGTAACCCAAAGGGCGCCCAAGATTTCATTAATAGCACCCGCGAACATGGCGGAGCCACAATGTCGTTAGCAACTGGCAAACTTGCACAGCCAGGAGATAGCGCATATATTGTTGGTAAAGAACCTTCAAAGCGAACAGGTCAAGCAGTCCCAACAGCATTTGAAAGTGCAGGAAGTTCTCATCCTTCTTTAAGTGCAAAACAATTTGCATCTCACTTTAATCGTTTAAAATCTGAGTCTTCTGGTCGCAATGCAGCCATGGGAAGTTGGGTTGATGAAGAAGCACCTCATAAAGGTGTTCAACTAGATTTGTCTACAGCATATAAAACAAAAGCATCTGCTGAAAAGAAGATGGTAAACCGTAATGAAGATGCTATTTGGGATATGAAGAATATGAAAAATATTCGCAATGAAGAAATTCGACATAAGTACACCTCTGAACCTCGTCCAGAGAAGGAAAACTAATGGCTGGTGCAGTTAATAATTTTTCCGCATCACAAAACTGGCAATCACTAGGTGGTAACGGTTTTGCTGGTTATAACAACCAGGGCGGTGCTGGCACACCTGTAGCCCGCGACACAATGGACCAACTCCGTATTGGTGTAGGTCGTGTTCCATCTGCAGAATATCCTGACGGTTATCTAGGAACAATTCGTTCACGTCGTGATGACAGACTTTTAGATTCAATTAAAAACCGCGTAAATCAAAAAGCATATCAACGTGGAGTCCATAAAGGTGAACGCATTGAGCCATCAATGTATTTTTGGCCACAAGAGTTTAACGCTGACATGGGTATTGCTCGCCAGATGAAAGCACAACAAATGCGTGTAAACGGTGTTACAACTTACATGTCTGAACGCAATGCGCCCCAAGTTCAACTTACACCTGCTCCACATCTAGTTAACGACGGTAAGTCAAACATGATGGCAAGTGAGCCAGGGCAGATTAATGAGCGTCGTCAAACAATGTTGGCTTACTTAAAGCCAGCCTGGAGATAATATGGCGCAAAAGTTTGATGGTAATTATGACTACACAAAATCATGGCGTGCTCCAGTACAGCCAGACCAAGTAGCAAAACGGTATTCATATAACGGCCCTTGGTCATCAAATATGGAGCGCTTAACTTCTCAAGCGCTAATGATTATGAATGTTCCTGGAAAAGATATTCAAGATATGGTGCGCCCACCAATGCCGCAGATTCGTTTGTTTCCAGAGCGTTTTGGATATGGTGAACGCACTCAACCAGGTATTGAAGATATTGTTAGCGTAGACCGTAACTACATTGAACCACGAGTATCTTGGTACTCAGGAAGTCCTGCAGGATTTAGCGGTTCTGATAGAAACAATTTAGGGAGCAACTAATGTCAGGTAATTATGGTGATGGCGCAGAGCCACTAGAATGGCAAGCCAAGCAAATTGCTGAAAACGCAATGAAGTATAAAGGTTCTCATCCTTGCCCAACATGCGGCGTTATTATGAACCCAGTAGAAGCCCTGTATAACAGTGGACATTGCCTATCTTGTATTTCACAAATGAAAGTAGCAAGAGCCAAAGGTAAGATGGCATGAGTGGTTTTGAACAAATAGGGCACGATTACATTCAAAGACAATTTAATGAACGTCGTAAAGGCCACGATAAACACAGTGGAGTACATTATCCAAAAGGTGGTAATTGGCGTCCAGATGCTGGTGGAAGTTCTGTTGTTAAAGGAAAGCCACGTAACCCAAAGCCTTATTTGCCTATGGGAATGAAGTTGGAGCGCCCAAGATAATGGCAACAAAACGTCCAAGAAAAGCAACTCGTACTGGTAAGAAGTTAGATAAAGCAACTGGCAAAATTGCTGTTCCCCTTGTTAAACATGGTGAGGGTGGAAAGATAGTTGCAACTACACCAGAAGAACGCTCTGCAGCGGTTCGTACAGAGTTGCCTCCAGCCAAATTAGAATCAATTGGTGCAATAACTCCAAAACCTAGAAATGCAGAAAGAGGAATGGGTGTTGCCCCAGTTAAAAAAGGATTTGCTGCTGGATATCCAAAAGTTAAAGCAGCGGTAGATGCAGCGATGCATCATCTGACTGGGTTGATGAGTGCTGCTCCTGGTTCTGAAGAACACACCACACACAGAGGGGCGTTTGAAGGAATTCACGAAAATATTCGCGCCATGTCTCCAGAGTTACATGCCACGTTGGGACAGGCATACCACCAAGTTTTGCATCCAACCCCTCAGTTACAGCAACATTTAGCAGGAATTCACAAGGCGATACAGGCTAGACTTGCTATTGGTAAAGCGGCCCATGAAGACCGTCTTGCTAGAGCACAACAAGGACAAGGTGGACAATAATGGCAGTTAACTCATCCCGTTCAATGAACGCATCGTTAGCCGAGGGCGCAACAGACGGCAAGTATCGTAAGGTACGCCCAAATACAGAAGTTATTCCTGGTCAAGGAAATGAAGAGACCATGGCTAATCGTCAATCACTTAACCCATTTTGGGGTTATGGTTTTATTACTTCTGAATATCCAAACAAGGTTAACCCAGGTAAGTAATTGTGGCAAATAACGATGACAAATATGTAGTTGCTAATCCAAATACATATGCTTCAGGAAATAAAATGATGGCAACATGTGGTCACGAAGACCCGCTAGGTCATCTTACTGGAACAGTATGTGGTAAATGTGCTCGTAAAAACCATAAGAAAGTAATGGGTAAGTAATCATGGCTAAAAGAGTCTCTAATCGTAATGCTGGTCCACTTATTGCAGCACGTGAACCGTTTAAAGGTAATAACTTTGAAGGACACGAGGGAGGACCTCGTTCTCATGGGTGGTTACATGGAACACAGTTTGCAGAACAACTTAAGGGATTAAAAAATCCTGACTACACAGTTAATGACCCACGTTCAGATACGCCGTTAGCAGTTCACCATGAAGGTGGATGGCACTACCCAGATGTTTACCACAGCGCAACTACAGCGCAGAAGCAGGCAGTAACTCGCCGTGCAATTGGCGTAAAGAGTGAGCGTGAAAAGACAATGGAACGCCGTGCAGCAAAGCGCAAGGCAAAGGCTGATACTACTGAATCGAATTTGTGGAACTCATAATCTGTTAAGATAATCGGACTACTACAAGGAGCACAATGAGTAACGTACCTATTTTAGGCGAAAAAAAGCCAGCAGCCAATGAACCTATGTTTAGATTGTTGTTCTGTTTTGTCTGCCAAACATTAGAAGAATTACCACCATACGATGGTGACCCAGAGTTAGACCATCTACTTACTATTGCATGTGAACCACATGTCTTCCCTTCAGGTGAGCCACACAAGGGTAAGTTATTTGTTTTGCCATTAAAAGCATGGGCAAAAACTGAATCTAAAAAAGAAATTATTCGCCAGATTAAAGGCGGAGGCTCTAAGGGCCTTGCAGAAATTGATGATAGTTTCTATGACTCTCGTTCCACCTTTATGGAAGGTGCCATGGAGTGTTATGGGCGCCATAATAAACCTAAAGATGGATGTGCTGATTGGCATAGCAAAGAAAAAATGCTTGTTCCTAAAACTGTTAAAGAGCGTAAAGCCGAAGGATTGGGACGTTATCAAGATGAGGCAGGTCCAAAGACCTACCTATGTGATTTTTGCCCTGTAGCAATTGGCGTAGCACAACGTAAACAAAAGTTACTAGGTTTAGCATGAGTGACTCTAAAGACGTTTTATTTGCCTACAGTATTGGTGTCCATAAAGACGGTACCATTACTACGCATTTTATTCCAGCAGCGGAAGATATTGAGCGAACTGCAAACCGCTATGACGTTTATGTAACCAGCAAAGAACTAATTGCTGACATTGAGAATCAATTGTTGGCTGACCGAGTAGCCCGTGCTGTAGCGGCTCAATTAGCCCCTAAAGATGAAGGCAAAGAACTTAGAGAAGGTTTAATAAATGCACTACGAGATAGAGGCATAGACCCCCTACAATCGTAAATCCCTCTAAACTAATACTATGTTTAGGTCATTAGGAAGCACGGCTCAGCCGATTGCGCTACAGGGTTCCCCTACTTCCTATTTTTCTGCCCCTGAACAAGAGTTAGACCCAAGCCTATTTGAAGGAACAACCCTTAAAGGTTGGGTGCGTAATGGATTGCTACATCTTCTTTTTGGTTTTCTAAACGAAGTTTATCGCCACCCTGATTTGTGGTGCCACGTATGGATTGCTGGTTCAGGAGTCTCATACCAATGGTCAGCAGCACGTCAACCAGGTGACTTAGATGTCCTTATCGGTGTTAACTATATTCAATTTAGAAAAGCACATCCAGAATATGCTGGGTTATCGGATGTTGAGATTAGCAAAATGCTAAATGAAGATTTTCGTGAGTACCTACAGCCAGAAACAGAAGACTGGAACGGATATGAAGTTACCTTTTATGTCAATCCAGGTGCAACAGACATCCGTACTATCAACCCATATGCTGCATATGATTTAACTCACAATGAGTGGACAGTGTTTCCTGCTAAAGAAGGTGCACCTCACAACCCTGTTTGGGAAGAGTTGGCAAAGCGTGATTTTAAGATGGCAGATGACATTGTTACTCGTTACACGGATGCACTTACTAAATTCCAACACTCCACTAACGATGCCGCACGTCGTAACGCAGAATTCAAATTGCAATCTGCCTTGATGCAAGCATCAGCCTTATTTGATGATATTCACCACACACGTAGGTACGCATTTAGCCAAGGTGGTAAGGGCTATAGCGACTACTATAACTACCGTTGGCAAGCAGGGAAAAAGTATGGAACTGTCCCAACCTTGCGAAAGATGTCTGAGTTCTGGTCAGCATACAAAGCACAAGAAGCAGATGAGACCTATGGCGTTGAACTGCCAGATACTCAGACCCTAATTAGGAGAGCGGCTACATACCGAGCAAAAGGATAAACTATCAACATACTTCTATCACTAGACGGCGTACTAAGTTCGGAACAAGGAGAACCAATCCGAGCAGGAGTCGTTCTCTACTATGCACTTAATAACGGTCACAGAGTAGCCCTTATGACTAGCCGTAATAAGGCTGATGCTGAACACTGGTTGGCTTCTCACGGCATTGTAGGGTATGACGATTTAGTAGATATCTCCTTTCATTTAGAAGGCGAAGATTTAAAGAAGCGTCAGTTTGTTACCTCTCGTTCTCGTGCCCCAATTGAAATGTACGTTGATGCTGACCCATCCATGTGTGCATGGGTATTTGAAGAGCAACAGGTACCTGTTCTTTTATTTAGCAATCCTCTTCACGCAAAGATAGAGAACCGCCCAGATGCTCCAAGTAAGGTTCGCAAATGGAGCGACATTGAAGAGGCTATTAACCGAGTCAATATTGCCAAAACCCGTGAGTACACCAAAAATACTCCAGAGATAGGCGAGTGGAGTGACTAGGCTCATATTCTCAGGAGCAGAAGTTGGAAGTAACCGTACTCTTTTAGAAGGTATGAAAGTTGATACGATGGGACTCAACTTTTATGCGTTAAAGAAAAGAGGTTTGCCCAAGACAAAAACTTGGCTTATTTCAGAACACTTTACTGAAGATACCCAGGTCATCATTGAGTCTGGAGTACAGCAGGCAGAACGAGATGGCTTGTCTAAAGAAGAGTTAATTTCTTTAGCAGCCGATTATCAAGAGTTTCTGGTTGATAACGCTGACCGAGCCGCAGCATTTATAGAGTTTGATTCTCAGGTTTTAGGGCTGGAGTGGGTAGAAAATCAGCGCCCCTTTTTTAGTAACGACCCTAAACTCTGGGTAGTCTGGCATGAGGAATACCGTATGCCCTACCTCAAAACTCTTTCAGAGGCTTACCAGAACGTCGCTATACCCAATGGTGAGATAGAGGCTGTAACAAGCCTAGCAGCCGTTACAAGGGTATATGAAAGGGAGTATGGGACTAGGTTTCATGCCCTTGGATGTGCCAAGCCAGACAACCTGAGACAGGTACCATTTGCAACAGCAAGCACATTGTCATGGCTGTCTCCCATGAGAAGAGGAGAAACAATCGTTTGGGATGGGCAGAGGATTTCTCGTTACCCCAAAAAGA